ACGCTTCACGTAACGCTGGCATCTGTGACTCTTTCAGATCAGCAAGGTCGATCTTGGCCGACTTCGCAATCTTTTCGTGGTGAAGTCCTGCTGCTTTGCAAGCGTCCACGAAACGCTTGATGTTGTCCATTGACACCAATGGGTCGCTCGGCTTTGCTGGTTGAACCTTTACTACTGGTGCAGGATTGGATGCTGGTGCTGATGAAGCATGAGCCACATCTTCCCATTCGCTTTTAGTCCATAATGACAAATAGATTCCGAACCTCATCGCGCAGTTACGAATCGCATCGGACTGTAGTTCCTTGAAAAGATCAGGCTTGTTGTGCATAACCGAACCGATACCTAAACGACGGACACCGTGAATGGTCATCCATGCAGCCATGTGTGCCATGCCGTTCTCGACACGAAACGCTGGCAGACCGTGATCGTCAAAGGCTACGGGTTCCATTGACCATGCCGGATCAATTTCGCAAAGAGCTTTCGTAACGTCTGCGTGACCTACGAAGTCAAGTTGCATCCCGCCTTTAGGTAGATGTCCTACGATCTTTGGATCAGGCACACCATAGTTGCTGATGATTTCTTCTAGTTTCATTACTTTGCTCCCTTAGCAATAATCCGCATAGTGCGGAAGGTTGATGTTTTTCTAAACTTGTCTGCCAACGCAGGATGTTCTGCCTCAAACTTTTTGGTATCAAATGAGGTACGTGAACTGTTCTTCCACGATACGACCTGTGTGCCGTCAATCGCGCCATACTCAGCGTCCTGCAACAGCATCGCCAACTCACCCTTGATGAGTTCCTCAACTGCTTCAGCCTGCTTCTTCTGCTCACGGGCTTGTGCCAGTCGTTCTAAACTCGCGTACACCTCATGGCCCAATACGACTGTGTTTCCATAACCTTCGGGGTAGAGCGCACTGGCGTTGTCATAGGTGGGATCAGCTATGTCAGGCATCATTCCCATGTCGATGAACCCCAAGAATTTGCGGGCTGCCTCAATGTGGAGTTGTTTCTCGTCACTGCTCACGGTCTGTGTATGGAACTGAAGTTGCAGGTCGCTGTCAAATATGATCCAGTAGATTTCGTGACTACCTGTGCATATCGCCTGTTGAACTCCTTGCCAGTACCAGGTTCGGGAAAGTTGTCCCGTCCAACGCTTGTTATATGTTTTGAGTTCATAAAACTTTCCAGTGATAGTTGAACGACCATCCATTGTGGACATGAGGCGTACACCGTTTTCTTCGTAGCAGTACATTTCTGCTGGCTCCACGATGAAGTCGTTGAGGATTTCTCCTGCCCAACCCATGAGTGGGCCTTCAAGGATTGTGCCTCGACGCATCGCATCGTTTTGTTCTGATGGTTCTGGTGGTGCTGATGCCAATAGTTCTACCGCAAGGTCAGCTGGTGTGGTGTATTTGTGTTCACCATGAATTGCTGCGGCTACTGACGCGGTGATTCGTTTCTCACCTTTTTCGTTTGCCCAACGTAGGTTCAGCCAGTCTTGGCTGCCGTGTGTTGGCTTAGGGATGGTGTGTAGATTCTGCATTGTGCCTCCTATGGTTGTGCAGTTGTATTTGTAATCTAGGGGTGTGACACGGTTAATGTCAAGTCAATCGCTTTCATGTCGCGCACCATACCGACAGGGATGTGTACCCCGTGGATGCCTTCTTCTTTGCAGAGGGTTTGCCAGATGGTGACATGACCTTCTTTTGAGCCTGGTTCACCTAGTGGTATAAGGAAACCTATCGTGTCAACGAGACATTCACCATCGTCCTCGTAGTCGCTGAGGTTGATCCAGCCTCCGTCGCTCATGTGGGTGTCAGCCCACTGGACATAGACAACAGTTCTATTCATCAAAGTCATCGGGCTTTTCTCCACAGTCGGGGGGGCGGGGGATCACCCCACGATATACGCATAGGCATAAACGTGCGTCGGTCATAGGACTTCCAGATCAGACCAGTTCCGCTTGTCATGGCGGCCCACCAGCAGGGTGAGTGTTCCTGGGGTAGACCAAACACCTTTAGAGTCAGCGAACCACTTTGATCCACCATCCATTGACGGGCATTGGATACGGGTGTATGCACCATGATCGGTGACTTGAAGGTGATGCTTATGTGCTGTGATCCACAGGTCAGGTTCGCGTCCTTCTTCACGCAGAATCATTATCGACTGCGCGTTCAGCCAATCGTTTTCTTTGCCGGTGATCTTGTGACCGTGAGCGAACGCAACCTTCACATCGGATAGCACTTTGGTTGTGACCATCTCATCGTGTGGGATAGTCCATTCAAGGTTCGGTATCTGGTGATCCAAGATTCGGAACAACATATCCATCAGGAACCCGCTAGCGTTATCTGAATCTGAGGTAACAGACTTGCCGTTGCGTCGCATCCATTCGCCGTGGTTGCAAAGTGTGCCAATGATTTCCATGACATCAACCATTGACGCAAGGGTGGTTATCCCTTTGCTGAACAGGTCTGCACCCAGTAGTAACTGTTCGCGTTGTGTCAGTTCAACAGTAAACAACTGGCTGGAATAATTGCCGTCGCAACCCTCAAACGGATCACCCATGTTGACAAGTGCAGCACTCTCAATGTTTCTACCTTTACGGCGTAGGTCATGGAGTTGTTGAACTGTTTTCTCTAATGATTCCAGTACCCGTTCAACGGTTGCTTCAACACCACCGCCAGCAGATTTACCGAGCTGTAGGTCAGCCCAGTTCACTACGAACGTGCATGATGGTTCCTCTGATGGTTTAGGTACAGCCCGTTTCGGTTGCTTCCAATTACCTACACGTTTGCGTAACGCCTCAATATCTTCATCAGGTAACACCCGTGAAGTCCTGCGCCTGAACCTGGCACGATACGAGTACAGCCATGCAACATCTCGATCACCGTTCTCTAAACGCTTAGAGGTTTGCCACTTGGACATTCGTACTGTGTCGTCAACAACTTCAAACACGGCAGGGTCTAAACCGAAACCTACAAGCACCGAAGTCCAATCAGTTGTGATTGGTGTAGGTAGAACACCGGTAGATATCTCACCACCGTCAGGGGTTATTTCAGCCCATGCGCGTTGGTTCTCAGGCGGTTGGGATTGCTCCTCTATTTCATCTTTTAATGACATGAGCGAATTCCCCTCGACGATACTTGCCTATGGAAGCGGAATCTAAGTCTATTCCACGCCTCTCTAATACCCTACTGATTGTCGGTGCAGGGATTGTGTGATCGTCTAACGCTTCAACAAGTTCTTTGCGATCTGCGTCATCCATGCTTTCAAATACACGCTGGATTCTTGGGATGCGGCCTGTTGCTGTAGCTTTCTCAGATCGTATTTCACTTAGCAGACTTTGCTTTACGGGCTTGCTCAATGATTGCTCCCTCTATGAGTTTGTTTATCTTTTCGATAACTTCCCACAGCACGTCAGCATTGTCCCGCCCAGGATTTGATTTGAGCAAACAATCACGTACCAAAGTTAACTCAACCGTAGTTAATCCTTTTGCCATTTGCAAGCACCTTTCTTTGGGTGCTTCAGACTAGTGCTTGGTGATGTGTTCCGTCAAACGCTCAGAAACCGTGTCAATCTTGTCCTCTGTACGGTCTTGGGCGCGTCGCATCAAACGCAACAAAGCCATCGTAGTGTCGTGGTCTCTTTTGTTTTCAGCCTTAAAACGCTGTAGGACTATGGCTATGAGAGAAAAAGTACCGCCAATACAAGCAACCCAAATAGAGGCAATCCCAGTATCCACATCAAGCAGGCTTCCCGACGAAGCGGATGTGCCACGGTTCTGCACCTTTACCGTTCTCGTCGCCAAGAACTTCATGGGAGAAACCGAACTTTCCTTCGTTAGCCAACAACCATTTCAATACTGGTCCGTTAGCGTTCGCCACATCAACAGCAATACCGTACAAATGTTTTGACCCACGCGCTTTGTCGTTCGCTGGATCGTCATACGGTGTAGCAAGGATTGCCATACCAGGCTTCAGATACCACGTTTCATTGTTCCAATGTTTAGTTGATGCACCGGCGATAACATCTTTTGTGTAGCGGGAACGGAAGCCAGCCTCTTGTTGTGCGACTGATCGCAGTGTGTCACCGGCTGAAATCGGTTTAAGAGTTATGCCTTCGGCTTGCGCTGCGACAACCATCGCTTCCCACGCTGAAGCAGCACACTTTTCCAGCTTGCCTCCACCCGTGATGGGGGCGACCATAGATGGTGTGATCTGAGAAGGTTTCTTGCCTTTAAGATGTTCACACCAATGAATCGGCTTGACAGGCCAGTTCGGTTTTGGCACTACTCAGCCTTTGGCTTTGAGCCGAACGCCTCGTTGATTTCATCAAGGGTTAACTTGCCGTCAAGACTGCTTTGAGCGAGCTTCTGAATCACGGTGGCACAAGCTGCGAAACCTGCAAGAACAGCTGACTTCCAAATCTCCAACTCAGGAGCGATAACGGCAGAACCACCAACGATGGCGAGTGCTGACGAAAGGAATACTGCAACAATTCTGCCTGCGATGTCTTGTGCCTTTTTCATTCTGTGTCTTTCTTTGAGAGGGTTAGTGCAGAGTGTACCAAAACGGCTATTCCGGTGATGAGGGTTGCCTGTCGAAGTGTTGGGCCTGAGAGGGTGATGAGGACCATGCCGGTTCCAGCCCATGTCCAAGAGTTGTCTAGTAGGTAGTCCAATATCTTTCTCATTTGCGTCTAATTCTAGTACCTGCTGCTGCGAGGGTTAACCCTACGGTGGCAGCGATCAAGGTTCGTCGTTCTCCTACTGGAATGTTTGATCCAATGGGGGTGTAGTCGTCTAGTCCTTCACCGAAGATGTTGATGGTTTCTTCAAAGGCTTCACGGATTTCGGTGGAGGCGGATTCGATTGCTGCGATCAGTTCTTCGGTTTGTGTGTCAGATAGTTCGGCCACGTCTAGGGCTTCAAAGATTTGGGTGGCTTGTTCTTGGGTGATGACAGCAAGGACTTCGGGACTGGACGCTAGGGCGGTTGCCTGTTCTTGGGTTGGTTCGTCAGCGAGCAGGGCTTCTACGACCTGGGCGACCTGTTCGGGGGCTAGATCAGCTAGGGCTTCTACGAGGGCTTCTGTGGTTTCTGCCTCTGCTATTAGCGAATCCACTTCCTCGTCGCTTAGAGGGGCTTCTGGAGGGGTGTCCGTGGCTTCTGGCAGGGTTGTGTCTACGACTGGTTCTTCTGTAGTGTCGGGGTATGTTTCATCTGTCGTGGTTGTTTCTTCGGGAAGCGTCGTTTCTGGGATGGCTTCCTCTATTGACGTGCTTGTGGTCCCTGTCTCGGTTGGTTCAGGCTCTACAGGAACGACGGTATCAACGAATTCTGGCTCAGATATTTGAGGGGCAATAGATGTTGTGGTTGTGCTTGGTGGCATCGCCGTTGTCGTGGTACTTGGTTCTGGCACTGTTGTGGAAGTTGAAGAAGTGCTAGTTGAGTTTACCACAGAAGTCGTTGTTGTGGTTGACGTTTCTTGAACTGTCGTAGTAGTCGGGCTGGTGACAGGGACAGTCGTTGACGGGACAGTAGAAGTAGTAGTCGTCGTTGTTGAAGTCGTGGATGTTGTTATAGATTCCCATAACGACAGGTTACTTATTGTGAGATGCCCAGGCTGACAGCAGGTGTCTATCGAATACTGGCGAAACGTGAAAATGTCGCCCTCGTTAACGGGTACAGACTTGGTTCCTGTCGCGTTGTTTTGCTGTGTAAGCAAGGTGTATACGCCGTTGATGCCGTACTGCGGCGGGTCATACACCCAACCATCAGTCGTCTGATATGCCCAAGTGAAATCTATTGTGTCTACATCGGCGGGGATTGTGGTCTCAATCTTCACCCAATGAGCAGCACCAGAACACCCACCCTGGTCGGGACCATGCAAGATAATGGTGTTGTCTATCACTTTGACTGACCCTGATGTTGGGCAGGACTGGCTGTATGTCCATTCACCGAGCGTGTCGGCTTTGGCAGGTCTAGCGAATAGCGCGAAGAAGACTGCGGGAATGATTATCAGCCAACGGAAACGCATAACTCCTCAAACAATCCCATAGCAGGTTGGAAACTTGGCGCAGTTTTCATCTCCTCAATAATAGTTGCAAAGTTTTTTTTGTTTTTTGATGGATAGTGGATGCCATCAGACAAATTAAAAGGGTTGGTTTTAAGCGTTAGACCGTAATGACTTGCCACATAATCAACGCATCGCGCAGGTTCAACAATCAGTTGTTGAAACGGGATTACAACCAAATCTGAAACTAAACATTTTGAGTAGTAAGCGTAATACCATTCAAGGACTTTCTCTGCCCTATCATTTCGATTGTCTCTTGTTAGAGTTATCCAACTTGGGACACATTCCAACGGGTTGCGGATAGAGACAACAACGTTTTGCTCTGTTCCTAACGGTTCTATTCTGTGGTCTAACCATTCACAATTAGTTAGGTGTATGAAGAAGTGGCTGCCTGAGCGGGGAAACGCGCCGAACTTTAGCGAACCCATTGTTGGGTTGCTTCATCCCAATACCAGAAACCATCTTCTTCGGGTTTTGATGTTGGTGCTTGCCACTCATTATTTGAGTCAAGTGTCCAAGACGGATATGGTTGAGGTGCTGTAAATATGTCTTGTTCAGAAACATATACAGAACCAATGCCTGCGTAAAACTGTCTGAAGTTATCGTTGTAACTGGTTTGTTTCCAAATACCAGTTAAACCTAAAGATGCAAGAAAAGTTTGACCAACTGCTTCAGATTCAGGAAAATCCAAGTCCCCACAATCGTTATTTGCAACAGCAATAACTCGCAATACTTTATTGTTTTCATCAATTTCTGCAAAGTGCGCCATTATGCAAGCCACCTAACATAAAC